AATGACATTTAGTATTAATAGTCCATTAATTACGGCATGGTCTAATGTAGATCCAGATGTAACCAACACGTGGACTGAGGTAAATAAAGGAGTTTCTAACATTTGGACAGAAGTTGATAAGGCAGCTTAAAAAGTGTATAATACCAAATTATGGCATCAACATATTCATCAGATCTTAAACTAGAACTAATGGCCACCGGTGAGAATGCCGGTACATGGGGAACTAAAACAAATACAAATTTAGAACTTGTTCAACAAGCAATAGCAGGTTTTGAATCTATAACTTTATCAAGTGGTTCTACTACAGCTTTAGTTATGAGTAATGCATCTATTTCTACTGCTAGAAATATGGTAATTAAATTTGCAACAATTACACTTTCTGGTGCAACAACAGTTACAATACCAGACTCTATAGAAAAATTTTATATATTTGATTGCAGGTTAATTACTAATCCAACAAACCTTACGATTAAAACTGCATCAGGAACTGGCTTTACATTAGATTCTTCAAAAATTTATGCAGCATATGCTGATGGTACAAATTTAAACGAAGTATCCTTAGATACTTTAGGTGGCACAATAGCGACAGCTTCAATTGCTGATGATGCAGTTACCAGCGCAAAAATTGCTGATGATGCAGTGGTCAGTGCAGCCATCGCTGATAATGCTGTTTTGACCGTTAACATTTCTAACGCAAATGTGAGCACAGCTAAAATTGCTGATAACGCAGTGACAGCTGATAAGTTACAAAGAAAATTTACAATTAGTACATCTTCTCCTTCTGGAGGTAGTGATGGAGACATTTGGTTTAAATATTCATAGGAGTTTAAATGGCTAATACCTATGGCAAAGTATCAGGAACATTTCAAGAGATAGATAATGCATATGGCAAAGTATCAGGTACTTGGCAAGAAGCAGATGAGATATATGCAAAAGTTTCTGGTGTTTGGCAATTAGTATTTGCAGCTTTTGAAGCAACTTCATATTCAACATTAAGTTCAGGTTCAGGAACTTTTACAGTACCCCAAGGTGCCAATGCAATTCACATACAAGCTTCTGTTGGTGGAGGTGGTGGAGCTGCAGGTGGAGTCAGTTATGATAAAGCAGGTGGTGAATCTGCAGGAGCAGGTGGGGGATCAGGAGCTTATATATCAGATAAAGTGTTTACTGTTACTGAAGGCGAAACAATTTCTTATTCAATAGGTGGAGGTGGTGCACCAGGAAATCAAACATCTAATTTTGGTCATCCTAAAACAGCCTCAGCTGGAACTAATACAACTTTATCTGGATCTTCAACTGGATCTTTATTTACTTTAGGTGCTGGAGGTGGAGCAAGTGGTACAGGTGGTGGAGTACAAGGACCTTTAAGAACAAACACTGCGGGAACTGCTGGATCAGCTACAATAAATGGTAGTGCAATTACTTCAGGTAATTTTAGAGATAGTGATGGATCAACTAAAGCAGTAACAACTTTGACATCAGGGCCAGTTGGAACATTTAATCAATCAGGTAATGGAGTTGTTGGTGGTAACAATGGAAACTGTAGTGGAGACAACTGTCAAATAGGTGGATCTACTGGTGGTGCATCCTATGCAGGAAATATTGCAGGAGGTGCAGGATCACCTCAAGGTGGTTCAACCGGTGGAACTGCAGGAACTCGTGGATCAGGTGGAGGCGGAGGTGGTGCTCAATACGGCACTGAAAGTGTTACTGGTTTAGGAGCTGCAGGTGGTAACGGAGAAGTTAAATATAGATTTTTAAGAGTAAGTTAGTATAGTGCCTTATGGCAAATATATCCAAATGGTTTGGTTATCCCATATACATAACTAAGTTAGAAAACTTTGAAGACATAAACAAAAAAATTGTACCAATAATACTTAGAGATATTACACCAACCAATTCTCAATTTTCAACAACGACAGATGTAAAACCAAAAGAACTACAATCTATTGATGATAACTTACATAAAGATAAAAGATTTAAAGAACTATACACTGAGTTATCTAAAGTAATACAAGGTTGTTTATCTGCACAAAAATATAATTTAGATTTGTTTGAAATTTATATTACAAAGTCTTGGGCTACCTTATCTGTTAAAGAACAATTTATTTCTTATCATAGACACATGAGTAGTCACTTTAGTTTTGTCTATTATCCACAAGCTCATGAACAAGGTAATCTTTTTTTACTTGATGATGATGCACATAAGGTAGGATTAACAATTCCAAAGAGAGATCCTTATTTTACAGAGTGGGATCAAAACAATTATGGTAAAGCTGAATACCCTGCAGAGACAGGTAATGTAATTATATTTCCATCTATGATGTTTCATGAAACAGGAAAGAATACAAAAGACATACCAAGACTATCTATTTCAGGAGATATAATGTTAACTATGAAAGAAGGTGTTAAATCTGAACATAATATACCTTCTCCTGCGACTTGGATGAAGCTTTAAAATGATGTAAAATGGTTGCATGCCTTTAACAAATGTAAGAATAGCCCCAGGAATTAATAAAGCAGATACCCCATCAGGAGCAGAAGGACAGTGGATTGANNATTGGTCAAGAAACAATTGCAGGACCAACACGTGCTCAACACACTTGGACAGATTTAGAAGGTAGAAGATACGCTGCACTTGGTACATCCAAAGCTTTATATATTTATTATGAAGATAAATTTTATGATGTAACACCTTTAGCAACAGCTATAACAGGTGCAACTTTTACATCTACAAATGGATCAGATATTGTAACAGTAAATAAATCAAGTCATGCTCTTGAAGTTGGGGATTATGTTACATTTACATCTGTAACTGTACCAGGACAAGCCACTACGCTTAATGGTGATATAAATGATTCTGTTACAACTATTACACTTACAAGTTCATCAGGTTTTTCTGCATCAGGGACTGTTAGAATTGGTGATGAGTTAATTACATACACAGGTATATCTTCAAACGATTTAACAGGATGTACAAGAGGTACAAACAGTACTTCAGCAGCATCTCATTCAAGTGGTGCAGCAGTAAGAGAAGCAACAGTCACAAGATATAATACAACAGATTTTACTAGTTTAACTTTTGAGATATTATCTACAGCTACTAATTCTTTTACTATTAAAATGGCTACTACTGAAACAGGAACAGGAATGTCTGCAGCAGGTGGAGCTTCAATAAATCCTTATGAAGAAATTGGTCCCACTATTCAAACATATGGTTATGGTTGGGGTACAGGAACTTGGAGTAGATTAACTTGGGGTTCTGGAACAACCACTTCTTCTTTGATTCTAGATCCTGGCTCATGGTCACTTGATAACTTTGGAGAACAATTAATAGCAACTATTAAAGATGGTAAAACATTTGTGTGGAATCCTGGTGTATCAAATCCATTAGAGCAAAGAGCAACGATAATGACAGGTGCTCCGACAGCAACAAGATTAACAATTACTTCTGATAGAGATAGACACGTTGTTCACTTTGGAACTGAAACAACTATAGGTGATACAACAACTCAAGACCCTATGTTTATTAGATTTAGTGATCAAGAAAATTATAATGTTTATCAACCAACTTCAGTTAATACTGCAGGTACATTTAGATTAGATACAGGTAATAAAATCGTAGCAGCAGTATCTGGTAAAGACTATAATTTAATTCTAACAGATCAAGCAGCATACACTATGCAGTTTGTAGGACCACCATTTACTTTTTCTATAAGACAAGTAGGTTCTAACTGTGGATGTATTGGCCAACACGCAACTGTATATGCAGATGGTAAAGTATTTTGGATGGGAGCGGGTGGAGGTTTTTTTGTATTTGACGGTACGGTTAAATTACTTCCATCACTTGTTGAAGACTTTGTGTTCACGACCACCGGATCAAATGTAGGAATAAACTATTCATCCAATGAAATTATATATGGCTCACA